AGGACACAAAAAAGAAAGCCTGACTCTACGCCAATATTCTTGCAAAACAAGAACGCATCAAAGCCGGCAGCGGTGAGAAGATGAGAAAGCCTGGCGATCCAGGCGCACCTACGGCTAAAGACTTTAAAGAATCAGCTAAGACAGCTAAAGACGAGAAGAAATGACAGCGGCTTGGCAACGCAAAGAAGGACAAAACCCTGCTGGCGGTCTAAATGCCAAGGGTCGAGCGAGTGCCAAAGCAGAGGGCATGAACCTCAAACCACCAGTCAAGTCAGGCGATAACCCAAGACGAGCTAGTTTTCTTGCACGAATGGGCAATATGCCAGGGCCGATGGAGAAAGACGGGAAACCGACTAGACTAGCCCTAGCCTTAAAAGCATGGGGCGCATCAAGCAAAGAAGATGCAAGGTCAAAAGCTAAGAATATCAGCGAACGCAATAAGTAAGCTAAACTCAATCTATCTTAAATCTAAGACCATTGAGAAAAGATATGGCAATTGAAAAACAATCTAAGGCTATCAAAGGCGGCAAGAGAGAAGGCGCTGGTAGACCTGTTGGTATTCCTAACAAAAGCACAACCAAAGCTAGAGAGGCTATAGCAGCCTTTGTAGACGGTAATGCTGACAAACTACAAGAATGGCTTGACCAAATTGCAACAGATGAACGGTATGGCCCAAAGACAGCCTTTGATTGTTTTATGGCTGTTGCTGAATACCACGTTCCTAAACTTGCACGAACCGAACATACTGGCGCTAATGATGGCCCAATTGAACTGGTGGTCAAGTGGCAAGACGGGAAGTAGTCCTGCCCTATTCGCCACGGGGTGCGTTCAAACCATTCCACAACCGCACCGAACGTTGGGCTTGCCTAGTTGCACACCGACGAGCCGGTAAGACAGTTGCAGCCATTAACGACATTGTTCGGGCTGCACTCATGTGCAAAAGCACAAACCCACTATTTGCGTACATTGCACCGTACCGTAGCCAGGCTAAGTCTGTGGCTTGGGATTACCTAAAACACTTTGCAGCGCCTGTACTTGCGTCATCTAACGAGGCCGAGCTGACCATTGAGCTTATAACTGGTGGCAAGATACGCTTGTTTGGGGCTGACAACGCAGATGCCATGCGTGGCTTGGGCTTTGATGGCGTGTTCATGGACGAATATGGTGACTTTAGACCATCAGTTTGGGGTAACGTCATTCGACCTACATTGTCAGACAAGCAAGGTTGGGCTGTTTTCGCTGGTACGCCAAAGGGTAAGAACCAGTTTTGGCAGATATTTGAAACAGCCAAGAAAACGCCTGATGAGTGGTTTCACCTTGTATTAAAGGCTAGTGAGTCTGGGCTATTGCCTGACACAGAGCTACGAGCAGCTGCCGCACAGATCAGCGATGACCAGTACCTACAAGAGTACGAGTGTTCGTTTGAGGCGGCAATCCTTGGCGCTTTCTATGGCGAGGACTTACGCAAGATCACAGATGCCGGTCAGGTTAGGCGTGTTGATTACGATCCGCACCTACCCACATACACGGCTTGGGACTTAGGCTATCGTGATGACACGGCTATTTGGTGGTATCAGGTCGTGCGTAACGAAATCCACATCATTGATTATTTTGCAATAAGTGGTGCAAACATTGCAGAAATAGCTAAAATAGTCGTAGAAAAGCCGTATAAATACGCAAAACATTACCTACCGCACGATGCAAGGGCAAAAACTCTAGCAGCAGCGGGTAAGTCAGTCATTGAGCAGTTAAGTGAGTATTTAGGTATTAACAACATGGCTATCGTGCCTGATTTGTCGGTGCAAGATGGGATTCAGGCGGTACGTCAGATGCTGCCGCAATGTTGGTTTGACAGCGAACGAACGCACGATGGGTTAGAGGCACTTAGACAATATCAGCGGGAATACGACGAGGACAAGAAGGCATTTAGGCAAACGCCCAGGCATGATTGGACAAGCCACCCAGCAGATGCGTTCCGAATGTTGGCAATTGCGTGGAGGCTAGAGCCAAAGGTTAAGCAGCCAGATATGGTTAAGCCGTTGATTGTTGGGCCTGAGAACACAGTTACTTTAAATGATATGTGGGCAACCCACACCACTAACCGGAGTAGAAGATTATGAGCGGCGTACAACATCCTTATGAGTATCAATATGAACACGTTGCAGCAGGCCAAACGGCTCAAGTGTTAGGCGGCACAGGCGCAGTTGGTGACTATCTACATCGAATAATTTGTACCGTGTCAACAGCTGCCACGGGCAACGTTGTTTTGTTCGACGGTGCAGGCGTTTCACATACCATTTTGCCAGCGTTGTGCGGCACAGGTATTAACACTTACAACATTGAGTTAGGTTCTATTTCTAAGTTTGGATCGTGGCGCATCACGACAGGCGCAGGCGTTGAAGTCTTAGCTGTAGGAATTTTTAGCGCATGATCGTAGCAAGCGTATTGCGGTCAGGTGGTGATTTCAAGCCTGAACACGTTTATGCTTTGCAAAAGATGTGCAACAAGTATCTGCCACCGCATGAGTTTGTGTGTTTATCAGACGTTGAGCTAGAGTGCAAAACCATCCCTTTGATGCATGATTGGGTTGGTTGGTGGGCAAAGATGGAGTTGTTCAGGTTACCAAGTGCGCTGTATTTTGACTTAGATACTGTCTTGACTGGTGACTGTACGGCGATGATCGAGGCGGCAAAGCAGCACGATTTTGTGATTATGCGTGACGTTTACAGGGGTCAGTACAACCCCAAAGCAATGCAGTCGAGCATGATGTACTGGTCAAAACCTGTTGATTTGTACGACAAGTTTGCAGCATTACAGATGTATACGGCGGGTGGTGACCAATCGTACATTGAACACTTTATGCGGGACAAAGTGACGTACTGGCAAGATATAAGCGATGGAATTGTGAGCTTTAAGGCTGATGTGCTGCCCAAAGGGGTAGACGATGCCAAGGTTGTGATATTCCACGGCAAACCTAGACCGTGGGAACAAACAAGGATACCGTATGAAATTGGTTGAAGGCTGGCAAGTTCCCGATATTGACGAGTGCTGCATTAACGCACTCTTGGTTGAGCTGCCAGACTTAAATGTGAGCTATACCCACATGAACCAGTTTCGCACAGTCATTCAGGCCGGTGGCAATATTGGTGTTTATCCCGCTACGATGGCAGGGCAATTTGAGCGTGTCATTACAGTTGAGCCTGATTTAGTCAATTATCAGGCTTTGCTGCTAAATGTCGCAGGCCACGACAACATTGAGCATCATTGGGCTGCATTTGGTGACAAAATTGGCACAGCATCAGTCGATCACCCATACCCTGAAAACATTGGGGCGCATCAGTTAAAAGCAGGCAAAGATGTGCAAGTTATACCAATTGATGCTTTAGAGGTGGATGATTGCGATTTTATCCAATTAGACATTGAAGGCTACGAGCATCTAGCCATATTGGGTGCTAAACAAACAATCAAGAGAACGTATCCAGTTATCACGCTTGAGCTGAAAGGTTTGGGCAGTCGTTATGGATACACCGACGAGGACACAATCAACCTACTCCAAGATTGGGGATACGAGATTGTCGGGCGGGTAAACCGTGACGTAATTTTTGCGAGATACTAAGATGGAAGCATTGACTGGCGTACAGAAGTGGCTAAACGTAATCAGCCAATATGACAATGAGTTTAAGAAATGGGAAGCTCGCACAAATAAGATTGTGAGGCGCTACCGTGATGACAACCGCAATCAGAACACCAACGAAACCGCTAAATTTAACATTCTCTGGTCTAACGTACAGACGCTGATCCCTGCGGTTTATGCCAGGCTGCCAAAGGCTGACGTATCTCGACGCTTTGGGGATAACGACCCAGTTGCCCGTGTTGCCAGTCAATTGATTGAACGTGCATTGGACTTTGAAATCGAGCATTACACCGATTTCAGATCGACTATGAAACACGCAGTTGAGGACAGGTTCTTGGGTGGTCGAGGCGTGGCATGGGTACGCTACGAGCCGCACGTTCGGGCGCAAGACATCCCCGAAGATGGGTTGCAAGTGACCGAAGATGTAGACGAGGTTGACAGTACAGGTCAGCAAGTCAAGACAGCTATGACGCTTGATGGCGCTATGGGCGAAGAAGTCGAACCACAAGAAGAAATTGAGTACGAGTGTGCGCCTACTGATTACGTCCATTGGAAAGACTTTGGACACTCTGTAGCCCGTACATGGGAGGAAGTCACTCAAGTCTGGCGCTGGGTGTACATGACCAAAGACAGCCTGATCGAACGCTTTGGCGATGAAACGGCTAAATCTATTCCGTTGGATGCCGGTCCTGAAACCAATAAGCAGTATTCGACCCAATCTAAAGACTTTACACGGGCTAAGAGTTGCGAACTATGGGACAAAGAAAGCGGCAAAGTGTACTGGATCAGCAAGAGTTGCCCAAACATTCTTGACGAGCGTGACGATCCGTTAGAGCTTGAGAACTTCTTCCCGTGTGCCAAGCCTTTGTACGCCACGATGACGAGCGATACGCTTGTGCCTGTGCCAGACTTTGTGCTGTATCAAGACCAAGCCACAGACTTAGACATTTTGACTGACCGCATTGACGGGTTAGTTAAAGCGTTGCGTGTTCGTGGGGTCTATGACGCATCACAACCCACATTGCAGCGTCTTTTGACTGAGGGCGATAACAACACATTGATCCCTGTAGATAAGTGGATGGCGTTCTCTGAAAAGGGTGGATTAAAAGGGTCGATTGACTTGTTGCCAATTG